GGGAGCCGCTCGAAATTGTCCATTACAAGCCCTCCTCGAATAGTTTTATCTGCTGGCCCTCTATGGAGAACCGCCTCGCAAAATCCGCGAGCGTGTATCCCGGCTTGAATGTTACCGGGCTCGCCCTGTCGAGTGTTGCGAGCTTTTCCCATAACTGCGGATAATCGAAATAGAGCCGTTTTAGCTCTCCTATCCTCTGATTATGGCAAAACCAGCACCCGAGCCGCGTTCTCCCTCCGTTGTATGCCGGAGATAGTAGCCCTCTCCGCTTGCATATATCAGCGGCCCCGGCCTCTGTGATACCCCGCTCCACGAGGGGTAGGATTTTGCCGGATACCGTTTTCCGCTGTATGCGCTTTTCTTCGTCTGCGGCAATCCCGACAATTTCCGTATAATCTCCGAGTGTCTTTGTGAACTTTTGGAGCGGCCTTATTTTTAACCTCGTGTTGCACCACGGCCCCCTCAGAAACGGAAATCCCCATATTTTCCCGACCTTTGAGCCTCGCTCGTACCGCTTATAGAAACAATCTTCGTATGTATATGGCCCCTGTACGATTTTCGTTTTTATTCCGTACTCTCGCTCGAGGGTCGGAAAGCATTTCTCGTGGAGCCACTCCTCATGCTCCGGGAGTTCCGCGCTCGTCTCACTGTCGAACATAATCCGGCAATAGATAGCGCCGTCGCACCGCCCGCCGCTTTCGATGTGCGTCACCAGCGCGGCGAGCGAGTCCTTTCCCCCGGAGATAGAGGCGATAACCTTTTTCTCGCTCATGGTGGTATAAGTAATCCCCTCTCGGCGTTAGATAGCTCCGTTCATTTTCAGCAGTACGAAAATCGCCACAAGCACGCCGAGGATATAGCCTCCGAAATAGCTCCCCTTTTTCATGCGCTCGCCTCCCCGCCGCTGTCCGCCTGTTTCCGGCGACCCCGGTTTCTCATGGAGCGCCGGACGGCTTTCTCCGCCGTCTCCGCGCTGTACGCCGGGCAATAGTTCCCATTCAAGCCGCCCGTCTCCCCGCGCTTGAGCTCGCGGTATATCGTGGCGACCGACACGCCGACCGCCGCCGCAATTACGCTCGGCTTTTCATCGGCGGCGTAGAGACGCTCGATTTTCCGACGGTCTGCGAGCGTCAGACAATTTCCAGCCATTTTCAACGCCTCCAATCCCATTTGTGGATAAAAAAATATTGCGCTCGAGCTGTGTAGCTCTTACGCAATAAATGATAAACGGCGCGATTTTTATAATGTATGAGGTGAAAATGTTGCTTGAGAACGGTTTTTCTGGTATAATGAATCGATTGAAACTTCACACGAAAGGGGTGGTATCCGGGATGAATTCCCCGGCTGATATCTGGGCCAAGGTGCTCACCCTGATGGAGGGGGAGATGACCGCCACCACCATCAACACCTGGTTCGACGACGCCATCGCCGTCTCCCTGGACGAGGATACCTTCGTCCTGCACACGCCTTCCAACTTCAAACGGGACATCATCGTCTCCCGGTATGTGCCCGCCATCCAAAAGGCCCTCCACGAGCTGTTTTCCGCCGACTTCAAGGTCACGGTGCTGGGAGAGGGAGAGCTGGAGGGGTACGGCAAGCCGGCGGACGAGACTTTTTTGCCCGGCACGGAGGAATATACCTTCGAGCGCTTTGTGGTGGGCGCGTCCAACAAGTTCGCCCATGCCGCCGCCCTCGCGGTGGCCGAGCGGCCCGCCCAGACCTATAACCCCCTGTTCATTTACGGGGAATCCGGCCTGGGCAAGACCCACCTGCTCTACGCCATCGCCCACAAGATCCATGCCGGCAACCCCAATTTCCGCATCGTGTATATCAAGGGCGACTCTTTTACCAACGAGCTCATCCAGGCCATCCGGGAGGGCCGCAATCAGGAATTCCGGGAGAAGTACCGCTACGCCGACGTGTTCTTGATGGACGACGTACAGTTCATCGCCGGCAAGGAGAGCTCCCAGGAGGAGATGTTCCATACCTTCAATACGCTCTACGAGGCCGGACGGCAGATCGTCTTTACCGCCGACCGTCCCCCCAAGGAGATGCTGCGGCTGGACGACCGGCTGCGCACCCGGTTCGAGTGGGGCCTGCCCGTGGACATCCAGCCCCCCGACTATGAGACCCGCGTGGCCATCATTAAAAACAAGGCCATCCGCCGGGGCATGAATCTGCCCGACCCGGTGCTCCAGTACATCGCCGACAACATCACCTCCAACGTGCGCCAGATCGAAGGCACCGTCAATAAAATCCTGGCCTTCCAGGAGCTGATGGGGGAAAGCGTGGACGTGGACACCGTCACCCGGGCGGTGCGGGACATGTTCAAGGACAAGGCCGACTTTCTCCCCTCCTCCGACGTCATCATCGAGGAAGTCAGCAAATTCTATAACATCGACGCCGAGGCCATCCGCGGGCAGGGACGTACCAAGGATACCGCCCTGGCCCGGCAGATCGCCATGTACCAGATCCGCCGCATGACCAACCTGTCCCTGAAAGAGATCGGCCGGGAATTCGACAACCGCGACCATACCACCGTCATGCACTCCATCGAACGGGTGGAAAAGCTGATGAAGCAGTCCCCTGAGGTGGCCGAAGTCATCAAGGATATCAACACCAACATCAACGCCCGGTACGAATAGAAGCGGATGTTTGTTTTTCCACATTTTCACCGCTTTTTGTGCAGATGTGGACAACGTAAGGGGGAAAACCCGGTCCCTTTCCCCCTCTGTGGGGAAAAGCCGCTGTTTTCTCCCCAACCCCTGTGGACGCGCTTTTTCTTGCCCGCGAACGCTTTGCGGCGGTTTTCCACATCTTTTTTCCCTACGGCTTACTATTACGAACTCATATCCCTTCCTCTCCTGCGCAGAGAGAAATGCGAACGGAGGTTACGCCATGAAATTCACCTGCGAGAAGGCCCTGCTGCAGGCTGCCATCTCCACCGCCTCCCGGGCGGTATCCCCCAAAAGCTCCATCCCCGCCCTGGAGGGCATCCTTCTGGAAGCGGGAAACGATCTGCGGCTGACCGGCTACAACCTGGAGACCGGCATCCGCACCACCGTGCCCGCCGAAATCTCCGAGCAGGGCACCCTGGTGCTGGGCGCCCGTCTGTTCGGAGAGATCATCCGCAAGCTGCCCGACGACATGGTGAGCTTCCAGTCCACCAACTATACCGTCAACATCAAGTGCGGCATGAGCGAATTCAATATCCTGGCCACCGACCCGGAGGAGTTCCCGGAGCTGCCCGCTGTGGAGTATCAAAATTCCCTGCTGCTGCCCCAGAACGTACTCAAGGCCATGATCGGGCAGACCCTTTTTGCCGTCAGCGACAACGAAAGCCGGCCCATCCACACCGGCAGCCTTTTTGAGGTGGACGAGAGCGGACTGACCGTCGTGTCGGTAGACGGCTACCGGCTGGCCCTGCGGCATGAGGCCATCGAAAAGAAGGAGGGCGCCGAGACGTTCTCCTTTGTGGTGCCCGGCGCGGCCCTGAGCGAGGTGGAAAAAATCTGCGCCGACAGCGACGAGAGCGCCAGCGTCACCCAGGGCGCGCGGCACGTGATGTTTAAGGTGGGCAGCACCATGCTGGTCTCCCGCCGGCTGGAGGGAGAATTTCTGGCGTACCGCCAGGCCATCCCCCGCAACAACACCATTCAGGTAGAGGGGGATACCAGGGCCCTGATCTCATCCATCGACCGCGTCTCCCTCATCATCAGCGACAAGCTGAAAAGTCCGCTGCGCTGCATCTTCGACGACGGGGTGCT